CTTTTAGGTCAATGACTAACTCATCACACCTTTTGCCACTAATCTGCACCTTGGCCTTCTGAAGAGTCAGGATGGTTACCAGCCTGCTGGCTATGTGGCTTGGGTTTGACCTTGGCACTTGGATTTGCATGTCACCTATGCCGAGATAGTTTTTGATGAGAGCATAAGCTGATATGTTGTCCTGAGTGAAAGCATTTCTGCTTGCTCCTGATGCATCACCATTGATGATGTAAGTCATATCGGGAAACTCTTGCTTAATTGTTTGGCAAAGAGCAGCAAGATCACCAACCCGGTAAACTTTAATGACATTGATTGTTGCATAAAACAATCCCTCTGATGAGTTCTTAATGTACTGGCTTACAACACAAGTGTTGGTCACATTGAAGTCAAAGGCTAAGTAAAGATTGTGAATCGGAGAGGCTTTAATGTAGCCCTGGTACACATGCTTGCTAAAGTCAAATGAGGTCGCAAAAAGCGACTCCCTATCCCAAATGCCCCACTGCCCAAGTGCATAAACCTCATAGTAAGTTTGGCTTACTTCTTTGAGAGCTTCCATCCTGACAGGGTATTGATCATCAAGAAAGTCAAGAGCATCAAGGTAAGTTCCATGAAGCCTAAGCACATCATTTGCCTCCTTTGCTGGAACATCATCAAAGAACCTCTTTTTAATCCAGTGGCTGTCTGAGACCGGATTAAAAGTCAAAAAGAATCTCTTAGGATGCTCAGACTTGCCCCGAAGTCTTAGTGTTATCTGAGTGAAGTCCTCCAAGGTCAGCTCAGTGGCCTCCTCAATCCAAATGTATTTTGCTTGGCTTAATGACTTTAGCTTTTCGGGGTCATCACAGCCAAGAAATATAATCTTGTTGCCACCGGATTGAATCTCTAAGTATCCAGTCTTAACTCTGCAAAGCTTATTTAAGCCCCACTGAGTAATCTTGTTCTGAAAGTCTGCAAAGACAGAGTTTCTTAGAGTGCTGGCAACTTTGCGGATAACAAAGTAAGTCTGAAACTCATTGTTCCTGTGATCACATATCTCAGCAAGCAACATCTGAATCATTGTCTGACTCTTGCCACTTCCAGCTCCGCCCCAAAGGATATTATAAGTCTTAGGGTCAGTTACTGCATCAAGGTACTTAGCCTGCCATAAGTCAGCATCCGATAGGTCAAGCTGTGTCATCGGCTTTTTTGCTTATTGCAGTTGGCCTGATGACTGTGGCAATGTTAGCCTCAATGTCTATGTCTTGCTTTGGCTTGCCATAGGCTCTATCCAGGAGTAACTCTGCTGCTCTTACATCACCTTTGGTAGCCTTGGCTCTCAAAGCCATTAGAATGGCCTCTGCTGCTGATTTGCCATCCTTCTCATCACCAAGGACATTGGCAAGCAATTCCCTTAATTCAGGTAGCTTTTTAGGTCTGCCAGCAGGATTTCCTGACTGCCCTTTCTTCCATTTCCCTTTTTCAAGATTCTCTGGTCTTGGCATCCTTGTTATGTCCTTGTAAAGTACCTTCAGTCAGATAAGGCTGACCGTTCCTTTTAATTGTCAATGTAGGGTCTAATTTAAGCATCCTGTCCACAATTACCTGACAGTATTTTGGGTCAAGTTCCATCCCGTAACATTTGCGCTTTAATTGATGAGCTGCTACCATTGTTGATCCTGAACCAGTAAATAATTCCATTATTAAGTTTCCACTTTTGCTGCTGTTTTTTAATGCAATATCAATCAGTGCGATAGGTTTTGTTGTTGGATGAAGTTCACTTTTTGTTGGCCTGTCTACATCCCAAACATCTGATTGCTTTCTGTCCTCTACTGGACATAATCTTGAAGCACCATCCAGCCAGCCATACCATATTGGTTCATACTTTGTATGATAATCCTTTCTTGACATTACCAAGTGAGATTTATTCCAAATAATCGTGCTACTCCAATGATAGCCATTTTCATAAAGAGCCAACATTAAATTACCCCATTCTTGTGCAGACATTACAACATAAGTCGGGCATCCTTTTTTTGAATGCATAGCCATCATAGCAAATGCAGAACCCATAAAATCCTTGAAATCATCTGTAGACATATAATCATTCATTATAGTCCGAGGTTTATATCCCATAGGATTACCTTCTTTAACTGCTCTATAGTTAACATTCCAAGGAGGGTCAGTAAAAACCATATCAGCCTTCTGCCCATCCATCAACTTAACAACAGCATCACTATCTGTTGAATCTCCACAAAGTAAACGATGCTCACCTATCTCAAACAAATCACCTAAAACAATGTCTGTCTGGATTTCATCAGGCATAACATAATCATCCTCTTCTGCTTCAGGCTCTTCAATAAATCCAACAGGAACATCTAAGCCCCAGGCATCAAGTTCTTCAGCATCCCAATTATTAGCAAGATCATCCCAGTCCCATTCACCAAAGCCTACATTATCCTTAATTATAAACTCTCTCTGCTTGGCCTCATCCCAATCAACAACCTCAACTGGTATCTCCTTCCACTTGGCTTCTTTCATGGCCTTAAAGCGCATGTTTCCTCCAAGAATAACCATGTCCTGATTTACCACTATTGGCCTGACCTTAGCCATTTCAGGAAAGTCTTTAAGGCTCTGAACTAACTTGTGAAACTTATCATCTTTGATAAGTCTTGGATTGCTTGGATTTGGCTTAATGTCGGTTACTGAAATTACTTGCATAAATTCTATTTCTTTTTTGGCATCATTGAAGGCATTTTAGCCTTTGATGCTTTCTTGGCCTTCTTAGCAACAGAAAGAGCAATTGCAACAGCCTGCTTCTGAGGCTTGCCTGCTTTCATCTCTGTCTTGATGTTACTGCTAACTGTTTTGGTTGAATATCCTTTTTTCAACGGCATAGCTTTATTGATTTATTGCAAAGGTAAGTGTTTTAGGATTGATTCGTACAGGTCAAGTTGATTCTGCCATCTCGATTGGTAACCAGGAGTCAGATTGGTTTCAAGTTTGGCTCTAAGGGACTTGCACTTTCTTTTTAGCATAAATCGAAGGTCTTGTAAATCCATAAGTTTTGGTTCTTCGCTGTAAATTAAATCTTGTGAATAGGTTGCAGTGCCTTCCCACATGGATGGAACTTGGCTGATATTAATGTTATTCATAGTTTCTAAGTCGCATTAAAGGGCCATCAAAATACAATGGTTTAATACCAGTTGAACCTGATCTCATCTTTACCTGGTCAATGATACACAAATTTTCATTAGGGTATTCTCTGTCTCCTATTTTAGTGGTGCTGGAAGCTTCATAATAAAATTCAGGCCGAAGCATCATCCAAATGACATCAGCATCCTGTTCGATGCTTCCTGATTCCCGAAGGTCTGACATCATCGGCATCTTATCCTGTCTCTCATCAACTCGCCTGCTCAATTGGCTCAAGGCAATGACTGGTATTTGTAATTCTTTGGCAAGCAGTTTCAACCCTCTTGAAATTTCTCCGATTATGTTTACTCGGTTTGTTTCTTTAGGATTGACCGATTCCATAAGTTGGAGATAGTCAAGGAAGATAATTTTAATTCCAAACTTGTTCTTCCACATAGTAGCCTTGGTTCTTAGCTTTCTTATGTTTAGGTATCCATCCTCACTTATTTTCAAGTTCCAATCTGCCATCCTATCAACGGCCCTTTTTAGTGAATCCTTGTCTAAGTTATTTAGTTCATTCTGCTTGATTTTGTAAGCATAAACTTCAGACTCTTGGCTGGCAAGCCTTTGGATTAGTTCAGACTTAGTCATCTCCAAGCTGAATAAGCCACATGGGATGTTTTGCTTGGCTAAGTTTCTCATTATGCTGACAACAAGTGCAGTTTTACCTTGTCCTGGTCTTGCGCCTATGATGGTCAATTCTCCGGCATTAAAACCACCGCATAACTTGTCAAGTGATTCTATCCCGGTTGAATAACCTCCGACTGTTCCAGCAGGCCTGTTAAACCAATTGTTAGAAGTTTCAAATAAGGCTTTTTGAAAATTCTCTTCTGTTTGGTTTATAGTTGAGGCAAGAAGGTTGTCGGATTGCAACTGGATTTTTGCAAGGTGTTCAAAAATATCAATGGCATCAGAGGTAGATCCAGCAAGCAAGTCCTGAGCAATGAAATAAGTTTTCATTTTTAGGTACTGTTCAACAAGTATTCGGCAATGGATTTCAATGTGACCAGGATGCTTAAGGCTTGTGAAAATGCTTGTCAAATATCTAACACCTCCAGCTTCATTGATAAGATTTGATTTTTTTAGAGTGACTGCAAGAGTTTCCAAATTGATTGACTCACCAGCATCATGCTGGGCTTGTATGGCTTTTGCAATTACCTTGTTTTTATCAACCTGAAAAACCTCTACTGATGGCAAGATGTTAAAGGCTTCTAATCTTTCATCATCAAAAAGCATCATTGCAGAAAGCACTTGCTTTTCTATTTCTTCATTTTGGAATTCCATTATTGTTTGGTTTTAGGGATACAGTTTGAAAAATCAACTCCTTTCTGATGTGGAGGCTTGTAAGGTGCATTTTCCTGCGGAACATCTGTGCTTGCCTCTTTTTTGTTTTTATGGAAATCAGTAGAATTTCGTTTCCAAGTTGCTAACCTTTTTGAAATGTCAAAGAATTTTTGAGCCTGAAATCTCATTTTACCTTTTTGGTCGGTTTCTGTCCAATATGCTTTAAATTCTGCAAGCATGTTTTTGTCATATTTAGATTCATACTCTGATAGATCTGATAAATCTATTTTAACTTTTACATCAACATTTACATCCTCATTTTTATCTACATCTACATCTACATTTACATTAGCTTCCTTTTCGCTTGATTCTTGCTTCGGTTTAGCTTCTGCTTTGCTTCTGCTTTGCTTCTTTTTAGCTTTACATCCGCTTTCCCATTTAGTTCTGTTTGCTTCTAAATTTGGCTTTATAAGAATCCAAATAGTCTTAGAAATACCAGTCAATTCAGACTCAATTCCATCAAGCCCAAACTCAAAAATTTGCTTTAAAATCTCTAATTGATTTTTCTCAGGCAGTTCCTTTATGGCATCATAAAAACTGCGATAGATCACCATTGAATCTCTTGTAATCTTCATAAAAACAAAAAATCCTTTGTTCGCCGTTCAGGGTAGGAGACCTTACTAAGCGGACAAAGGACATTAAGTAAATTTCACAAACACTGCTCCTACACAGCGGTCTTTCGACATGCAAATCTAAGCTTCTTTTTTCAAATGCTCATCAAAATTATTAATGTACTCAATGAACCTATTAACCTCATCCTCCTCCATATCAAATATCTGCCATACAAGGCCAATAATTGAACTGTTAATGGTATCCTCAGCCTCTGCCATGTCTTGCCCTAATTGCTGGTGCAAGAATTTCTCAAACTCAACAGAGTGATGTAGAAGCCTATTGAAGTGAAGCTTGACATCATGCCTTAGAGCTTTATCAGAATGCTTGATTACAAAGCCTGTTTCAATAATGCCCCGAACGAACCATGTGAATTTGCTAAAATCGTTTTTCATACTCTTCAATTGTTTTAAATATTTGGTAAGCTACTTGAGGCACTATGGCATTTCCTCCGGCTTTGATTGATTCGTTTCTCCATTTAGAAAAGGTAATAGAGTCCAATCTATTGGAAAGCCCATCATCTCCATTACAAATTGGGGAGACAGTTGGGAAGTTTTGGAATTGTAATTTTCCTCCCCTTTCTCCATCTGACAATAAATCGATTTTAGAGCTTGTCTCCTTTGTGGGAAATTGTCCAATGATGACGGTGGATAAGCTCCTCTTGCATTGCTGGCAGTTGGAGTTGAAAGCATCTTGCTGAAGACATGAGCAGTCAAATTGTTCTGATGATCCTCCCTCCATTTCTTGGTTGCTTTGTTGCCATCTTGAAGTGTCGGTGTTGGAAGCATCCCCATTGCCATTGCTCTTGTTAATGTCACAGAATGCATTGAGCCTTCCTTTACTTGTGTTGATTTCATGTTGGCAGTTGCATTGCTTGAGTCCATTGCAGTCGGTGTTGGAAGCATCCCTCTCTGATATATGAATCCTGTCGCTACTTCTTGAGCCAATGTTCCGCTGTTCCCAAATTTCTGCTCCTTCTTGCTTAAATTCTCGCTGTATGCATCCATTGCGCTTGGTGTTTTTAGCAACAAACCAAACTCTATCTCTTCTGTGGGGCGCATTGACGGATACAGCTGGAAGTACATACGGTTGTACTTCGTACCCTTGAGCTTCCAAGTCAGATTGCACTTCGTTGAATACCAGCCCTCCTGACCAATTAACAAGCCCGAAAACATTTTCGCCCACAACCCAGGTCGGTTGAACTTCTCGAATGACTCTAAGCATTTCAGGCCAGAGGTGTCTGTCATCCTCTTTGCCAAGTCTCTTGCCTGCTGATGAATATGGTTGGCAGGGGAATCCACCTGTAAGAATATCAATTGTGTTTGCATACTTAGTAAAATCTGTTTGTGTAATGTCTCCATGACCTTCTGCTTCAGGGAAGTGATGACTTAGTACTTTCTGACCAAACTCATTCCACTCACACCAAGCAACTGTCTTCCAACCCATCCATCTTGCTGCGAGACTAAAGCCACCTATGCCTTCAAATAGACCTAAGTGATTCATTTCCTCAGGCAGTGAAAGAATAGAACAGTCATGGCTAAGGCAAACACAATAATGGCAAAGGTTACCGACCTCCAATAATAGTATTCCTTCTGAAGTTTCAGGTAATCCTGGTTAGCATGATTTAACTTAAGCAGATTGTCCTCAATGGATTGCTTAAGATTAGCACACTTCTCTTTGTGGTAGTCTCTTGCTCTCCGGTGATTGTCAGCAATGCGCTTGCATTCAGCAAGCTTATCAATTAGTTCTTGGCTCATGACTTATGTTTGATTATTATTTTTGCAAATAAAAAACCAATTAAGCCAAGAATCAAAATTTATTATCTGAAAACCATAATGGTGTTCTTGAACCACCACAGGGTTGATGAGTTACGAAGTGCTTTGGTGGCTACTTCATCAAATATGAAGGCTCTTAAATGCATCTCATCAATGATGTGTTCATTGGTTTGGCAATTTACATGACCAGAACCATCTTGACCAGGGACTGCCCATGAGAGGATAATTAAACCATTGGCATGCTTGCACACATTGTCAAGGTATATGCTTTCAAATTCTGCTGGAATATGCTCACCTACTTCCAAAGACATCACGCAATCAAACTTCTCACCGAGGTCAAACTCAACTGATAGGTCTTGAGTCCTCGCTGTGCCTAATGTGAGAGCATAGGTGTTTGGATTGCCATCATAAGCTTGGCAGATAATTCCAGCTTGCCTAAAATGTTCTGTGTAGTAATTCATGCCACAGCCAAAGTCCACAAGGTTTTGTAGCTTTTCTTTTTGTAGCATTGCAGCAATTGCTAAGGCAAGTCTGCGATCATGCATGTGACCTTCTGAGGTCTTGTTTTCCCAAAATCCTTTCTCGTTGATTTTCATTTTTTTGAAATGTTAAAATACCAATCTATAACCGTTATTACCTCATCAAGTGACCAGCTCACAAGAACCAGCCAATTCTGCGCCACTAATTTATCAAGAAAAGCCAATTGCTGCTCTGATGGCTTATTGTAACCAACCTTTAACTCTATGGCTAAACCGGAGAAGCCTTTTAATTGATCAAGAATTAGACAGTCAGGCACTCCTGGCTTAGTTCCCATTGCCTTCAGCTTCGTAGCCTCTATGGCA